TGCGCTCTTGAGCGAACAGACGGCTATACCCAAACGGGTATGACCCTATAGCGGCGAGAGACGGACGCTTGACGCCGCCGATACGTTGCCAGCATGTTCGGCTGGCTTCGCAAATCGTTTGACTCATTTGGCCGCGATTCTCGCTGGCCCGCCGTCCGTCGCCGCCACATTGAGCGTTTCCCGACCTGCGCGGCGTGCGGCGCAACGGAACGCCTCGAAGTCCATCACGTCATTCCAGTGGGCCACGCCAAACGCACAGGCCGTCCCGAGTTGGAGTTGGACCCGCTAAACCTCATCACGCTGTGTGGCCCGCCCCGCGACTGTCACTGGTGGTTGGGCCACGCCTGCGACGATCGCAAGTGGCGGCCCGACGTGCGCCGCCTGGCCCAGGTCATCCTGACGAGCGAGGTACGGGAGCAGGGCGACCATGTATGACCTGCAGAAGCTGATCAAGCTGCACAACGACGCACGGTCGAAATCGTGGTGGACGCTGAAGCCGCTGTCTGTGGACGCCAAGCTGATGGGATACGCCCAAGCGTGGGCCGACACAATGGCGAAACGGAACCGCATGGTGCACTCGTCCATGCGTGACATCATGCGGCTGGGCTACTCAAGGGCGGCCGAGAACATCGCTTGGAACCAGCAGACCGAAGAGGCAGTCATGTCTGCTTGGCTGTGGTCGCCTGGGCATCGGTGGAACATCATGAGCGGCTCGTCGAACGTCATCGGCGTCGGCGTCTGCGATGCCGGGAACGGGCCCTACTGGTGCGCGTGTTTTGGGAGGTTGCCATGAGCCTGAACCGTTTCATGGCTGTGGTGTCTGTCCTAGCAACGGTGCTGGCAACCACATTGGCGTGGTTCCTTATTTACTTCCGATGACCCAAAAAGCAGGCGGACTGCAAGTCTTGCAAGCCAAACTGGCACACTAAACGCACGGGCCACGCTTCGGGCAAGACCCGAGCCATAACAAGGAGCAATCATGTCACAGGTCAAAATCAAGCGTCTGTTCCGCGTTGTCACCGCCACGGTGACCACTGCCACCAGCACATGCACCACGCTGCGAATGGACGACATGGCCGGCGCTGTTGTTGAGCTGCCGACGATTACCACGAACGCCGCCACGATTCAGGTCTGGGGGAACGACACGGAAACCGGCAGCTTCTGCCAGCTGTACGGCAGCGACGGAGCCGCCGCCAACATTACGCTGGCCCCCAGCACCACCAACCGCACGGCCTATGCCCTGCCCGACGCAGCGTACGCCATGCCGTACGTGAAGCTGGTGGCAGCCACCACCAACGCCACGGCCACGGTGAACGTGGTCATGAAGTCCTAGTGCCCACTCGCATTCCTGCACACCAGCCGATGCGGTTGCGTCCTGCACGAAAGCGGGACGACACCAACAGGCCAAACGCTGCTGCTCGAGGGTATTGCGACAAGGCACACAGGGCGTGGCGCAAGGCCGTGTTGACGCGTGATGCGTGGACTTGCCGCGACTGCGGGCGAGTGTGCAGTGACCACCGCGAGGCCCAGGCGGATCACATCGTGCCCATACGCAAAGGCGGCGAGCGATACGACCTTGGCAATGGTCAGACGTTGTGCGTGGTCTGTCACTCGCGAAAAACGGCCAGGGGCGGGTGAAAACTGCGGCACAAAACGTCTAAGAAACCGCCCGGCTTGCATCTGCGTACACGGCGACAGGTAATCATTAGGGGGTAGGTCATGGGCAAGAGAGGTCCGCCAAAAACGCCGACGGCAATTCGTGCGGCCCGCGGGACGCTGCGGGTTCACAGGGACGACGAGCCGCAGCCCCCAGTTGGTGGCGTGAGCATGCCTAGCCATCTCGGCGACATGGCCGCTGATCGCTGGCGTGAACTGCTGCCGATGCTTCAGGCCGTGCGAGTAATGACGCAAGCCGACATTGAGGCGCTGGCGCGTTACTGCGACACATACGAATGGTGGCTTGCCACGCGTGCCAAACTGAAAAAGGAAGGCGACACGTACCCGATCCTGAACGACAAGGGAGAAGTCAAGTACATCGCCCAGCGCCCCGAGGTGTCCATTGCCCACAAGCTGGCCCAGCAGCTGCGGCAGCTGGAACAGGACTTTGGATTAAATCCGTCGGCTAGGGCTTCATTGCATGTCGAAAAGCCGGAAGCCGTCGAAGACGAAGAAGACCGCAAGATGTTCGGCTGAACAGCCGTGCGGCGATTGCTCGTCATGCTTGGCCGTGGTGTTTTTTCAAAAGCACCTGACGCACGCCAAGGGCGAGTTGGGCGGCAAACCGTTCTTGCTTGAGGCGTGGCAGCGCGACTACATCCGGGCGTTGTTCGCCGAGGAGAACGGCCGCCGCAAAGTGCGGACCAGCCTGCTTGCGTTGCCTCGCAAAAATGGGAAGAGCACCTTGGCCGCTGGCATCGCTCTTCGGTGCCTGCTCGAGCCCGAGCCTGGCTGCGAAGTCTATTCATGCGCGGCATCAAGGGATCAGGCAAGGCTGGTGTTTGATACCGCAAAGATCGCGGTCGAGCAGTCGCCGACGCTGTCTCAGAAGCTGAAGGTGTACCGTAACGCGATCGTACGGGAGTCCACGCACGCGACGTACAAGGCACTGTCCGCCGAGGCAGGTATTCAGCACGGGCTCTCGGCCCATGCTGTCATTTTTGACGAGCTGCACGTAAGCAACCGTGAGATGTGGGAAGTCATGCTGTCGAGCCAGGGGGCGCGGCGCAACCCGCTCACGGTCGCGCTGACCACGGCAGGCTACGACCGCAAAAGCGTCTGTTGGGAAATCTGGAAGTACGCCGAGGCGGTGCGGGACGGTGCCGTGAAGGATGCCACTTTCCTGCCGATGATCTTTGCGGCCGATGCCGCTGCCGACTGGAAAAGCGAAAAAACATGGGCGAAAGCCAATCCGAACCTGGGCGTGTCGGTGAAGCTTGACTTCCTGCGGAGCGAGTGCGCCCGAGCGGTGGAGATGCCCACATACGAAAACACCTTCCGGCAGCTGTATCTGAACCAGTGGACGGAGCAGGACCAAAGGTGGCTGCGGATGGATCACTGGGCACAGGGCAACGGGGCATGCCCTGTGGACCTCAACGGGCGCGAGTGCTGGGCTGGCCTCGACTTGGCGACCACGTTTGATACGACCGCGCTGGTGCTGCTGTTTCCATTGGATGACGGCACGTTTTGGATAGAGCCGCATTTTTGGATCCCGTCGGACAACGCCCACCAGCGGGAGCGTCGGGACAAAGTGCCATACCTGACGTGGCAGCGGCAGGGGCACCTGACGATGACGGATGGCAACGTCACCGACTTTGAGCACGTCCGTCGGGACATCAACGCTTTGGCGTCAAAGTACCGCATTCGAGGCATCGGGCTGGACCCATGGAACAGCGCCCAGCTGGGGCAGCAACTGCAAGGAGACGGGCTTGCCATGCAAAATTTCCGACAGGGCTACGGCTCTTTGTCGGCACCATCCAAGCAACTGGAAAACTGGGTGGTGGCCGGCAAGCTCCGCCACGGCGGGCATCCGGTGCTGGCGTGGCAGGCCAACAACGTGGCGATTCAAACCGATTCCGCAGCTGGCAACATCAAACCAAGCAAGGCCAAGTCCACAGAACGAATTGACGGCATCGTAAGCCTGGTTATGGCTATCGGCCTTTGGCAAGTTGCCACAACGCCGACGCCTGAACAATCCTGGGACATCATCGCAGTATGATCGCGCACGCTGAAGAGACGCCCGAGAAGGGCTACCGCATCATTGACCTGCGAGGCGGCGGGTACGACGACGGCTGGAACGAGTCGCCCGCCCGCGGGCCGGCTGGCGTTCGGATCACGCCCGAGACGGCGCTGCAGTGCTCGACGGTGCTGGCGTGCGTGCGGCTTATCGCGGAGAACGTCGCGACGGTGCCGTTGCATCTGTACCAGCGGCTGCCCGAGGGCGGCAAGGAACGGGCCCGCGGCTTGCCGCTGTACCGCCTGCTGAACCAGCAGCCCAACGGCTGGCTCACATCGTTTGAGTTTCGCGAGATGCTCACGGCTCACTGCCTGCTGTACGGCAACGCCTACGCCGAGATTCGAAGCGGCGCGGCGGGTGCGGTCAGCGAACTCTGGCCGCTGCACCCGAGCCGCATGAAGGTCGAGCAGCTTGAGGATGGCAGCCTGCGGTACTGCTACCGCGAGCAGAACGGCCGCGAGACGATCTACCGGCAGGATCAGATTTTCCACCTGCGGTGGCTGAGCAACGACGGCGTTCAGGGCATGCTGCCGATCACGCTGAGCCGGGACGCCATCGCCCTGGCCCAAGCCCTAGAGACGCACGGCGGTGCGTACTTCGGCAACGCCTGCCGACTGTCGGGCCTCATGGAATCGGACAACCCGATCACGGTTGAGACTGCCGAGCGGCTCCGTGAGCAGTTTGAGCGGATGCACAGGGGCGCTGACCGGGCTCATAGAACGGCCGTGTTGCCCCAGGGCGTGCACTGGAAGGACGTGCAGAGCACCAACGAGGCCAGCCAGTTTTTGGAGACTCGGCAGTACCAAGTCATTGAGATCTGCCGGGCCTACCGGGTCGATCCGTCATACGTGCAGGACAAGACGAAAGTCGGCTATGCGTCGCAGGAGCAGGCCGCCATCGACCTCGTGCAGCAGACGCTGATGCCATGGTTCCGCCGCTGGGAGTCGGCGATCACGCGTGACCTGGTCGTGCGTGACGACGTGTACTTCGCCGAGTTCGACACCCGCGGACTTTTGCGTGGCGACCTGGCGGCACAGGCGAACTGGCTGCAGACCATGCTGAATACCGGCATCTACTCAATCAACGAATGCCGCGAGGTTCTCAACATGAACCCCATTGGACCGGATGGGGACCAGCGGTACATGCAGATGAACCTGACCACCATGCAGGGCATCGCAGCCACGGCCGCCGCCGGCAATGCCGGCGAGCCAGCCCCAGCCGACAATCAGCCGCAGTCGTACACCGATGCCTTGCTGGCTGGCCAGCCGCCAGCGAATGACACGCCCGTGAAGCCTGCAACACCTCGAGCCCGCAAGCCCTCCACCCGGAAGAGGAAGTAAGCCATGGACAACCTTGAGCGCCGCTGCGTATCGCTTCCGCTGACGATGGAGACCCGAAACGAGGGCAAGGCGTACATCAGCGGGTACGCCGCAAAATACAACGTCCGCAGCACGTTGCTGGGCACGTTTCGTGAGCGAATCCTGCCGGGTGCGTTTACGCGGGCGCTGAAGGAACAGTCGCATCCTGTCGTGGCCCTCTGGAATCACGACCCCAACTTTGTACTGGGCTCGACTCGCAGCGGCACGCTCGCCGTAGACACCGACGAAGAGGGGATGCGGTATTCGGTGGAAGTGCCAGACACGCAGCTGGGGCGTGATCTGACTACGCTGATTTCGCGAGGGGACGTTTGGGGCTCAAGCTTCGCGTTCGTGATCGGCGAGGAGTCATGGGACAAAGACGAGGATGGCACGGCCCTGCGCAACGTGGTCTCGGTGCAAGGCGTCTATGACGTTTCCCCAGTGCTGACGCCGGCCTATGAGCAAGCCACCACCGGCGTGGCGGTTCGCTCCTATGAGCGGTTTCTACAATCGCACCGACCGGCGCTGAAGCTGCCGGCCCTTTTACGGGACGCGAAGACCGAGAAAAGCATCCGCAGGTTTCTCCGACAGCATGGCTACAAGGTCGGGTGACGTTTGCCAGCACTGCCGCTGTGCTCGCCTTGGCGTGTACGCATCAGTGGAACGTGGCGGCGTTTGTACGCGGTATCTGCGGTGCCCATCGTGCCGCAAGACGGCAAAGCACGTCGTGAAGTCGTGCGAGATTCGCCGACGGTCATTACCTAACTAGGTAACAACGTCGCTGCCGCGGTCTGCAAGTGGCGGCCATGCAGCCCTACTCTGCGGGTAGGCAATTACGCCACCCGCATACAGGAGCCGCACACATGGCCGCCCGCGTCAAGGAACTGCTCGACGAACTCGCTTCCGTTCTCGCTGAGATGGGTGCCCTCGAGGATTCCGCCGAGGAGTCTGTTGAGACGGCGATGGACGGCGATGAAAAGCCCATGGAAGAGGGCGAGCGGTCCGAGGTGGCGAAGGTTGAGGCCCGGCAGGCCAAGTACGACGAACTGCTGGCGAAGGCCGAGCGGATCAAGTCGGCGATTGCCAAGGCCGAGGCGGCCGAGGCTCGCAAGAACGAAATTCTGAAGGTTCTGAACCGGGCCGCACCGGCCCCCACGGAGACCACCGACATGAAGCCCCGCATCGAAGCGGTTTCGTACCGCGGTTACAAGCCCGGCGTGTTTGAGACGCCGGAGGTCGCGCACCGCTGCGGCCAGTGGCTCAAGAGCCTCAACGGCGACGTGAACGCCCGCCAGTGGTGCCGCGACCACCTGGGCATCGAATCCCGCGACCTCGGCGGCCAAGTCAACAGCCTCGGCGGAAGCCTGGTTTTTGAGGATTTCAGCAATTCCCTCATCCGCCTGGTTGAGACCTTCGGGGTGTCGATGAACCTCGCCCAGCGCGTCACGACCTCCTCGGACACGCTCTTGGTGCCCAAGCGTCTGTCGGGCATCACGGGCTACTGGCTCGGCGAAAACACCACCATCACCACGAGCGACCCCACGGCGACGATGGTGCAGCTGGTGCTGAAGAAGTTGGCCGCGGCCACCCGCGTCAGCAACGAGCTGCTCGCCGACAACGCCATTTCGGTGGCCCAGTGGCTCGTGCAGGAGTACGCCACGACCATCAGCGGCACCCTCGACGACGCTTTCTTCAACGGCACCGGCTCGTCCGCCTACGGCGGCATCCGTGGCCTGTCGCAGATTGACGACGGCACGCACACCGCGTCGGTCGTGTCTGCGGCTTCCGGCAACACGTCGGTGGCGGCCCTCGACATCGACGACTACCTCAAGGCTCTCGCCAGCCTTCCGCGGTACGCGATTGGTACTTCGGCCTGGTACATGCACCCGGCCGTCTACCACAACAGCGTGCAGCGGATGATGCTGTCGAGCGGCACGGCTGGGTCGGGCACGATCGGGGCGCTTGCTGGCGGCAACACCGCGGCGAATCTTGCCCAGGGCACGCCCAACACCTTCCTCGGCCTGCCCGTGGTGTGGGTGCTGAAGATGTCGGCTGCTCCGACGACCGGCCAGATCGCGGCCTACGTCGGCGACGTGTCCCTTTCGTCCATCATGGCGAACAAGGGCGACATGCAGATTGCCTCGAGCACCGACCGCTACTTCGAGGTGGATCAGACCGCGTGGAGGGTCACCTACCGCGTGGACATCAACCACCACTCGCTCGGAACCAACAGCGAGGCCGGCCCGGTGGTCGCCCTCAAGCTCGCCTGAACCTGACACCTTTCTAGGAGAATGAACCCATGAATCATCATTCCGGTGCCAAGTCGGTGGTCAAGGCTGCGGCGAGCGTCGCGGCGTCGGCCACTCACTCGCACGAGATCGACACGGCCGGATTCAAGTTCGCCAGCATCGACGTGGTCTACTCGCCGTTCACGGCGACGACCTCGGCGTACGCCAGCGTCTGCAAGGTGCAGGAATCCGACGCGTCCGGCTCGGGCCAGACGGACATCACGGGGCTGTCGGTCACCGCTGGTGCCGGCGCGACCACGGGCGCGAACGTCGGAGCGGTTGCCCGGTTTAACGTCGATCTGCGTGGCCGCAAGCGGTACCTGACCGTCGTTACCAGCCCCGGCAACACGGTGGCGGTCGTGACCGCGGCCCGGCTCAGCAAGGCCGAGCAGCACGCTGTCACAGCGAGCGAGTCCGGCGTGAACAACGTCGCCAACGCCTGACGCTTGACGCATCAGAGATAACGCCCACATGCGGGCGGCTCGGTACGCCCGGGCCGCCCGTTGGCGTTTCTGGAGACACCATGAAAGTTTGCGTTGGCAACGTTGAGCACGACCTGCGGGTGGAGGCGGCGTTCAGCCTGCCTCGGCTGGCATTCACCGACAATTATTTTTGCGTCATGTCGGCCTTAATGCCGCTTGGCATTCGGCCCACTAAATTTACCGGGGCTTTCTGGGAGCAATGTTTAGACAGGGTGCTGGTGGACATGGTGGAGCGAACCGATTGGATCCTCGCCATTGACTACGACACCGTCTTTGAAGCCGACACGGTTCAGCGGCTGATGACGGCGGCCATGGTGTCGGGCTATGACGCCGTGGCTCCGCTGCAGACGAAGCGGGACGACGGCGTGCCGATGTTCACGCCCGAGGGGCACGACGGCAGCATCGGCATGGTGCAGCTGCCCAACAGCTGGTTTGAGGCAGTGATTCAGCCAGTGGATACCGCGCACTTCGGGTGCACGCTCATTCGCAGCGAAGCCCTAAAACGGACGCCTGCTCCGTGGTTTCTTGGCAAGCCCTGCGCTGATGGGCACTGGGGAGATCCGCAGCCAGGCGAGCCGCCGCGCTGCGACCCTGACATCTACTTTTGGAAGCAGTTCAAGAAGTCGGGGCACACGCTCGGGCTTGCCCCGCAGATCGCCATCGGCCACGCAGAGCTGAAGATCACATGGCCGGGCCGGGATTTGAAGCCGGTCTACCAGACGCCAAGCAATTACTGGAACCAGGGCGGCCGTCGCCCGGCCGAGGCGTGGGGATCCATTGAACACGGGGAGGCATCGAATGCGGCCTGATCACGTCTTGCTGCGGTTTACGCGGTCGATGAACGGCTACACAAAGGGGGCCGTGATTGAGTATCCCAGCGGGCCGGCGAAAAGCTTGCTGCTCACGGGCGGCGTTGAGCTTGTCCGCGACCAGCAGCCGCTGCTCGAGGTCGCCGCGGTTGAGCACCGCAACGTCGAAACGGCCGACGCCCCGCGCCGCCGAGGGAGGAAACCTACCCGATGAGATATCGCAGCCTGATTCGTGCAACCGAGCCTGCCAGTAACCCGGTGACGCTTGCCGAGGCGAAGCTGCACCTGCGTATCGACAACACGGACGACGACACGCTGATCAACAACCTCATTTCCGCGGCCACCCGCTGGGCAGAGGATTACTGCGACCGGACCTTTTGCGCCACGCAGTGGACCATGCGTCTTGATTCGTTCTACGGGCCCGTCGGCAGCCCGGTGCAATTCGGCCTGAAGGCGGACGGCAACAACATCGAAGGCCGCCAGGGCACCGTGCCCAACCTCGACATTGAACTGCCACGCCCGCCCATGGTGCAGTCGGGCACGGCCACGGCGGTCACGATCACCTACACGCCGTCCGCTGGGGCCTCTACGACGACGCTGGACGCCACGGAGTACCGAGTTGACCGGCAGGCCACCCCAGGCGTGGCTCGCCCGCTGTACGGCCAGACGTGGCCGACACACCTTGTGGACCAGAACAGCACGACCGTGACATGGTGGGCAGGCTACTCAGCGGACGGCACCAGCGTGCCCGCCACGGTGAAGTCGGCCATCCTCATGCTGGTGGCACACCTCTGGCGGAATCGCGAGATGGCCGCCGAGGCGGCGTTGACCGAAGTGCCGATGGGCACAAGGGCCCTGCTCGACACCATCCGCTGGGGCTCTTACAGATGATCAACGCAGGCGATCTGACCGACCGCATCGTGATACAGCAGGCGACCGAGACCAAGAACTCTGTCGGCGAAGTGTCGCTGACGTGGGCAACCTTCGCCACGGTGTGGGCTGACGTGCGCGCCTTATCGGGCCGCGAGGCCGAGCGGTACGGGCAGATCGTCGGGCTTACGGGCCACAAGGTGACGATCCGCGCATTGACGGGCATTAAGCCCGCCATGCGAATTCTCTACAACACCACCCGTACGCTCGAGATCGGGGCAATAAACGAATACGAACGCTCTTGGTACATGGAGCTGATCTGCACGGAGCTTGCTGCGACATGAGCCTGCCAGAAGCCCCAGAGGCGTTTCTATTTCAGCGACTGACAAGTCAGACGGCCGTATCATCGCTGATCGGCTCCCGAGTGTTTCCGCTGCTGGCCCCAACGGGCACGCCGCTGCCCCTGGTCGTCTACCAACGCACCGCCGTGGAGCGTCCGCAGTCGCTTGCGGGTAACGTCGGCAATCCGGTTGTCACGCTGCAGCTGACCACGTACGGCACGTCCTACACAAGCGTAAAGAGCATAGCCCGCGCCGTCCGCCTGGCGGTTGACGGCTGGACCGGCACCACGGCAGGTGTGACGATCCAGAGGACAACGCTGGTGAGCGAAGCTGACGGCGTGGACATGCCGGCCGACGACCAGATGCTGCCCTACTACAATGTGCAGCAGTCGTTTGAATTCCGAATCAACGAGGCTACGTAATGGCTCGTCCCGTCGGCATGACGCTTGAGTTTCCAGACATTCCTGGTCTTGCGGAAAAGTTTCGCGACTTACCGAAATCGCTGGCAGCCGCGTCTATCGGCGCGGGCGTTAGACGATCCATGAAGCCGGCCGAATCTGCGTTGAAGGCAATTACCCCAGTTGGCCCGACCGGAAACCTGCGGCGAGGAATTGCCACCAAGGCAAAGCGCTACCCCAAGAGCGGCGCAGCCGTTGCAATCGTCGGGTTTAGGAAACCCAATTCCAAGGGCCCGCCCAAAGAAGGCGTCAGGCGGCGAAACAAAGCGTCAGACAAGACGCAGCATCAGTTTCTGGTGGAGTACGGGTCGCAACAGCGGTTCACTAAATCCGAGGCTAACCGCGGCCGAATGCCCGCCCGGCCGATTGTCCGTCAAGCGTGGCAGGCGTCGGAGTCTCAGGTTGCCGGGCTTTTGGCCACGGAAATGAAAACAGCCTACGACAAGGCGCTGAAACAGTTGCCGAAGTTCATGGCCGCACGTGCCAAGAAGGGGCGAACGTAACTGGAAGGAGCACCCTTCTAAACCGTAGTTTGAACGCAGGGCCACGGCCCCAGAAACACACAGGAGCACGCCACCATGGCAGCCGATTCCCAGGGCAACACGTTCACCTTCGCCAGCAGCACCTACACCGTAACGAGCGTTACCGTGACGCCTGGTGGCGACCTGCTTGATGAATCGCACCTCGGGCTGGCGACCGGGCAGGGCCGGCGATACCAGACGCCGGCGCTCAAGGACGACGAGATTAGCTGCGAAGCCTTGGGGTCTACAGCGGTCGCCATCGGAACCAGCGGCAACCTCGTTTTTGCAAGCACGACGTACACCGCAATTGTGTCATCGGCCAGCGTGGCGTACGCCGTCGGTGAACTGGTTAAGCAATCGCTCACGTTTAAAGTCCGCTAGTAACGACGGGAGGCCGTCGTGGCAAACGTATCGCAGGGCATCACCGTCACCTGGGGTGCGGTCACCCTGGGCGAGCTTGTCAGCGTGTCTGTCGATAGCGTTGCGTCTGACTCGGTTGAGGTCACCTCTCGCAACACGACCAACCGCCTCAAGAAGTTTTCCGCAGCAGACGTTGACGGCGGCACCGTATCGGTGACGGTGCGCGGCACCGCGGGCATGTCCACCACCAACGTCGGCTTGACGGCTGCTCTATCTATCGGTGGTCCGGGCGTTTCGTTGTCGTTGCCTTGGGCCATGTTCGAAAAGCTCGGGTGGTCTGCGTCAATCGGTGAACTGCAGGCCTATTCCGTGACGTTCAAGATTGGAGCCGCGTGACATGGGTTTAGCAGATGACATCTTGGCAGCGGACAAGGGCCAGCTGGTCCGCGTGCACGTCCCTGAGTGGGATCGTGTCGTGTTCATTCGCACGCTGCCGCTCGGCGAGCTGCAGGCGTGGGAGCTTGCGTGCCTGCGAAGCAAGGGCGAAGGCGTGGACGACTACCGCACTCGCTACTTGTCCAAGTGCTTGGTGGACGAGAACGGGCAGGAGATTTTTACGGGCGACCAGCTGAAGCGAATTAGCGGAACGGTGGGGGCTCGGCTGTTCAAAATCGCTCAAAAGCACAACGAACTGGACGAGAAAGAAATTGAGGAGATTGGAAAAAACTGATTGACCGGCCGCTGGACGCATTCCCGCTGCTGTTGGCCGGTCACCTTGGAATGACGGTGCGGGAACTTGGCGAGCGAATGGACCTAGCCGAATACAAGCGGTGGCTGGCGTTTCACAGGTACGTGAATCCCTTGGGAGGCGAGTGGCGGCAGGCGGCGAGGATCACGGCAGCAGTTCTGGCACCGCACTGCGGGCGAGGGCGAACGCCAAAGGAAGATGATTTCATGCCGACGGAAAAGCCGCCAATGACGGCGGCCCAGATCGCGGCAGAACTTAGCAAGCTCAATCGGTAACGTATGGCAACAACTCTAGCACTGGCGATGCGGGCGAGCATGTCCGCGGGCGGTGTTGTGTCTGGGGCGAACGACGCCGGCCGTGCCATGGATCGCATGGGGCGGCAGGCTCAAAAGCTTTCCCGCGACATGTCGATGCTGAAAAACATCGCCGTTGGTGCGGTGTTTGCCAAGATCTCGAGTTCGTTCATTTTTGCTGCTAAGTCTGCGGCGACGTACGCGGCGAGCGTTGCCAATTCTGTGGATCAGACCAACGACCTTGCCCAGCGGTTGGGCATGGGCGTTGAATCGCTGCAAGCCCTGCAGATGGCGGCAAAGCTGTCTGGCATTGATGACGCCACTGGGGCGCTGCAAAAGCTTACGGTTGCCATCGGCAAGGCAGCCGAGAGCGGGGAGACGGCCGCATTTGAAAAGCTTGGGCTGAACTTTGCCCAATTGCAGGCGATGTCCCCAGAAGACCAATTCAAGGCCGTTCAGCAGGCTATCGCGGCACTGCCAACGCCCGCTGAGCGGGCAGCTGCGGCCGTCGCAATCTTCGGAAAGTCGGGCATTGAGATGCTTCCGATCATGGAGCAGAACCTGGCGCAGATCGAAGAGCGGATGCAGCGGCTGGGTGCGATTGTTGGCACCGACCAAGTGGAAGCCATCGGGTCAATGAACGACTCGCTAGACATGGTTAAGGCAACGTTTGACGGAATCATCAGCACAGTGGTTGGCAATCTCGCCCCGATCGTCACCAGCATGGCCGAGGAGTTCTTGGCGTTTGTGGAATCGTTCAATTCCATGAACGCCGACCAAGGCGGCATTGCGGGAGTCATCACCGACGCACTGCTGGACATCGCCGATTATTTCGCTGGCATCTTCGACAACGCCATGGCGTCATTCGACGGGTTCGGCGTGACGCTGCAAGAGGTCGGGGCCGTGTTTGAGTTTGTCGGCAACGTGTTTACGGCCGTGGGCGAAACGCTGCGGGCCGCATTCAATATGTTCCAAGTCGCTGGCAACCTGATTGCCGTGGCCGTCGGAAAACTGCTTGAGGGGCTTGGTAGTTGGATTTCCAGCGACCTCGAGCAGTTCGGCAAGGACATGGCCGCCAATGCCGCTCGGCAGGTTCAGGAGAACTCAAAGGAAGGCAACGAGGCGCTGGCAAACGCTGGCAGGGCTGCGGGGCGTGCCATCTTCGGCGGCAACGCGGCAGAAGGCGGCCCCGAAGGCCCTGCCCGGCGAGCAGTACGCGCCGCTAGGGAACGCATGACGCCCGAGGCCCAAGCGGAACGCGAGGCCGCCCGCAAAGCCAAGGAAGCCGAAGCAAAGGCCGCCCGCGAGGCAGCTGCCGCCGAGGCCAAGGCGAAAAAGGAAGCGGAGGACGCCAAGAAAAGGCAGGAGGAGGCTGCGAAGAAAGCTTCTGCCATCGACGAGAAGATGGCCGCCAAGCAGGAGGACATCGACAAGATTGAGGCCGACAAGGCGCGGGCCCTCGGCGGCAAGTCGAACGAGGCCCTCAAGGCCAACGACATCCGTTCAAGCGAGGGCATGGCCCAGTTCATCGCCCTGGCGACCGGCCGCGAGGATCCGGCCATTGAGGAGAACCGCAAGACGAACGCCAAGCTCGAGGAGATCCGCAAGGAGTTGCGGGCCATGCAGCAAGAAAAGGTCGAAATCCTGGGGGCTGCGGCATGAGCGTGGTAAACGTCACAGAACTCGCGACGGTGTCCGCCAGCCGCAAGTTTGGCGAGCCGCCGGTTTTCCAGCGCAAGTGGGTGGTTGAGGTTGATAACCCGACGAACACGCTGACGGAGATGCTGTCGGCCGTGCCGGTCACGGTGCTCGACCCGCACCCCGAGGCAAGCTACTGCCGGGCCATGCAGGCGAGCGGCGGCAACTACAACGGCTCGAGGTTCCATTACGAAATCACATGGGACTACGAGCTGCCGAAGCAGGAGAACCCCGACCCCAACCCGTTGGCGCGGCCCGATATTTGGAAGTGGACGACGGGCGGGCTGCAGGTGCCCGCGCTCTACTACTACGACGGGTCCACAATAAAAACTTTGGTGAACACGGCCAACGATTTTTTTGAGGGTGCCACCACGGACATCAGCACATTGCAGGCGTCGATTTCCGGCAACCGTGCGACGTTCGATTACGGGCTTGCGGCGGCGGTGACCAACTCGGTGAACAGCGACGAGTACTTGGGCGGCGAGGCGTACACGTGGAAGTGCAGCGGCATTTCCGGCCAGCCCGCCGTCGAGGTGGTGAACGAGGTGGAGATCCGGTACTGGCAGACTGAAGTGACGCTTGAGTATCGGCCAGACGGATGGCCGCTGCGGCTGCCCAACGTCGGCTGGAACTTTCTGGACGGTGGCGAAAAGAAACGCGTGTACGTCAAAGACCCAGACACAAGCGAACGTGTTCCCTCGAGCAACCCGCAACCGCTAACCGACGCCGGCGCTCTGAAGACCGGCGCGCCCGACATCCTTACGCGGCGAGTGCACCGCGCCGTCGCCTTCGCATCGTATTTCGGACAACCCACGCAGCAATAGGAGTTCCCATGCCCGACATCGTCTACAACGTGAACGCGACCATTGCCAAGGGGGCACTGTCGCAGTCGTTCGTCGCGGCTGGCGTGACGGCGAGCATGGCGGCAAGCGGCATCAACACGCAGACGCTGACGCCTGGCACGAACGCAGCGGGCACGGCCGCGATCAGCACGGCGACCATGTCGAGCGTGGGGCTGTTCTTTGCCCGCAACCTGTCCACGGTCTCTACGGCCACGGTGTCGTTCGGGCAGCTGTCTGCCGGGGCCTTGGTGCCGACGGTCTCGCTGCGTGGCGGTGAGGCAGCGGTTGGCCGGCTGGCGGCCGGCGACTACGCGGCGCAGTCCAACCTCGCTGGCACACGTCTGGTCATCTCCATCGTCGAGGGCTGAGCGTGGCAAACCAGGGCGCGGGCAACAATCGCGGGCAGGCCGCAGGCGGCGGTCGGTTTGTGACGTTTTCGCACGGCGCGGCGCAGCGGATCGCCAAGGCGGTACGCGTTGTTGAGGGCGGTGACCGCAACCAGCCGGGGATCACGTTCGACCACCCGCTGGCGGCTTCTGGCAAGTGGTTTCGGGTGTGCACGTTCACAGGCACGTGGACCAAAACGCAATCCAAGGTGGTCACGTTTAAGTATCAGACCAGCACACCGAACACAGTTACCGCAACCAACCTTTTCGCCACCGTGCCGAACACGGCAACCACTACGCTAAATTGTGCGATCGCTCGCGAGGGGACCGCGTGGTACCTGATCGCTGCGGAGTGCTGAATGATTGAACTGCTCGCCGTCGTCGTTTCAGAGCCAACGTCCGCGCCGTTGTGGGGACTGCTGATCTTCGCGGCTGGCATGTATCCTGTCGGATTCATGCTCGGGTCGAGTTGTTCGCCCTGCTGCAATCCATGCACGCTCTGCACGTCGGGGCGGCTTCCGGAGACAGTCACAGCAACGCTGTCGGGATTTCCAGACAGCATTCCAGTGCAAGGGCCGGACCTGATTTCGCTGTCTTTTGCTTCGTGCTTCGGCAGCGGCGCTTCGGCAGAAGTAACGGACCCCGGCGGCGACCCAGATACGGACAAAGGGCCGATCTCGGCGGTTGAGGTGACAAACGGCGGTAGCGGATACGCAGTCCTTGGCCGTGTTGCTCCTACCCTCACGATATCGGGTGGCAGTGGCAGCGGTGCGACGTTTACGCCGACGCTGACAAGCACAAACGACGGGTGCGGCGTGCCAACGTGGTCTCTGGATTCTGTGTCGGTCTCTGGTGGCACGGGTTACGTACACCTGTCGCAACTAACAATCAGTGCGGCTAGTGGAGACACCGAGGTGTCGGCAGCGACGGCCACCGTTTACACAGCTACAGAACCGACGCTTTCTGTTGCCGGAACCGCTACCGCCACAGTCACGCTTGTGGATAACCTTGACGGCACATGGGGCGTGGACTCTGTCACGGTGACTAGCGGCGGCTCGGGCTACGTTGACGGAGACCCGCTGGTGATTGAGTATGACACCGACGATGTTGAGGTCACTCCAGCAGTCGGCGTCTACCGTACCGTGCGACTTCAGCCGACAGTATCCATCGAGCCGTTCGCGCCATTCGCTTCTGGCACTGGTGCAACGCTGTCGGCCACGCTTAGCCAGACGACAGGACCGGACGGCCGTGACGCATGGCAGGTTGCGTCAGCGACCATCACTGCCGCAGGCAGCGGATACACGGTCGGCGACTTGATTGCGGCGTTCAACACGAACCCCAGCGGCATCGGGGCCGATGGGTTTATTGTCGGCGAAGTAACTTCGACCAATGGCACCGGCGGCATCACGGCACTTACCGCCAGCGGAGGCTTGTTCTATGACCTGTCAGATGAGCTTGATGAAGTCGAAGTGTCCTCGGGTGGCGAATACTACCACGAGACGGGCATACCACAGAGCGTCAACGTCGATGGCGGAGGATCGTATTACCGCGAGGACGCAAGCGAAGACCCGTTGGTGTCGTCCATCACAATTACAATCACGCAGACCGCTCCGAGCACTGGCAGCGGCGCAACGCTTTTAGCTGTGGTTGACGATGACACTGCCAGCGAAACCTTTGGGCAAATCACTGGCATCACGATCGACGACGGCGGGGACGACTATCTGGCGTGGGAGTTTGTTGGGACTGAACTGTGCTGCGGGGCTTACTTGAACGGCACTGAAGTTGTGCTGCAAAAAGACCCGGCGGACCCATGCCGATACGTGCATATCTTTTGTGGCGGATACAGACTGCTGGAGGACTCTGTAGGGTCTCCGCGGATCATTGAAAGCCTTCTGCTGACCGTTGCGTTCAACGGCGAGGGGGTTCCGGCAACCGCCTCGCTGTCGGGAGAGCGTACAAACCCTGACACCGTAGGCCCCGCCGCTTGCTCTCAAAGCTGGACTGGAGAGTCGCCAACCTCGTGCGCCGATTTCTCGCTGACGGCAACTAACGACAGCGGCGCAAGCATCGCCGTGACTGCAGGCGGCGACTACAACGCCACTGCGAAATACCCTAATCCATACGTTTCGACAAACGTCGGCCCATACGCGTCGGCGTGCCATGTCTGCTGCCGCGGCGAGGAAGCTCCTCCAGACGAAATTGAAGTTGAAGTAACAGACACATGGAACACCAGCCGTCCAAGCGGGCTGGGTGATTTCTCTGGCACATATGTTTTGCCAGCTAACAATCCCTTTCCGCTGTGGTGGCAGTTTTCCGGCTCGCCAACGAATGACAATCTCAATCCGATTGCGGCGTTATCCGTCAAGATTCGCCACGAGGCTTGCGAGCAGGCGTGTTCGCAATGCCCGCCAAAATGCGAGGTACAAGTAGACGCAACCATCTATCACTTCTTCGGGGCAAATAATTCGTCTTTTATCGCATACAACTTCTTTTCGCTCGGCGGGCAAGAAGATCAATGCGGTTACTGTGTTGAAACTCCAATTTGCAGCCCGTCCGGCGAAAGCGGTTCATTCGGAGACCTTTCCAAAACGGCAGGCACGGTAACTATTTCATGAGCCTGTGCGACTTCAACAATCCGGCGCAGACTTGTCCGGCCTGCGGCTACGTTGCCAAGCGCCTGCCAACGTACCGCAAGTGCCGTCCTGTGCCGCAATCCGCTTGGCAACCGATCATGGTTGGCGACCTCGTGGAGCGTGGGCTTACAGCCATCGGCATCACGCAGGAGCGCGTCGAGCGTCTGACCCGCACGGCTGACAAGCCCGGCGGGTGCGGGTGCGAGGGGCGGAAGAAGTGGCTGAACGAGAAGGGAGTTGAGGTTCAGAAGGCAATCCGCGAGACGGCCAAGCGGGTCTACGGCGTCGGTTGACACCTTGTCCACACTGCAAGGTGAAAGGAGCACACGATGGCACGGAAGCCCGCGAAACAGTCGCAGTCGGCGGCTCCCCATTTTGACGACGCCCCTCTGGACTCAGACGACGAAGAGGGTGCCTGCCCGATCCCAGACGAGCACGGCGAGGTCGTGCTACGACGGTCTCAGCCCGCAACGAAAGGAAGCGTGAAGCGTGGCAAAGGCAAAGGCACCGACAAAAAGTCTTCTTGATGACGTGCTGTCGCGGGCGCAGGGCAAGCGGCCAGGCTTCGCGAGTTGGTTCGACCGACTGCCGCAGGAGGCACGCGACGAACTAGAGATCGTGCGGCAGGCGTTCAACCCGGCTGTGCACCAGAAGAACGGCTACGCCTCAGCCATCATGGACGTTTGCAGGGAGCGCGGCTGGCAGACCTCTGGCAGACAAGGAGTCATAGATTGGCTCGACAAAAGACGGTAGCCGACCAGGTGCTCGAGCACGTCGCGTCCGCGGAGCAGCTGGCGTCCGACGCTGAGCTTGCGCGGCTGCGGTCTGAGATCGCTTCATACCGAAACAGGTATAAAGCCGCGCTAGCTCAGATCGACCGCGAGCGGGAGCGTGCCGACGCTATCGGCTCGTTGCAAGGCGTGCGGCCGGTCGCCTTGACCAAAAGTGGCAAGGCTCGCAAACGCACGAAGCACGACGCCACCGCGATCCTGATGCTGTCCGACGTGCACTGCGAGGAACGCGTGCTGCCCGAGACGGTCAACGGTGAGAACGACTATTCGCTGGAGGTCTGCCAGCTGCGGATGGCCGAACTGGAGGAAAGGTTTTTGGAGTGCCTTGAGCACGAGAGGAACCAGGCAGACATCCGCCGCGTGCTCGTCTGGTTGGGTGGCGATTTCATCACGGGGCACATCCACCCAGACTGTGCCGAGGTGGCCCAGTTGTCGCCGATGAACGCTACGCGGTGGATCGCCGAGCGGCTGCGTGGGCTCATCGACAGCGTTGCACAGCATGCCGACCAGGTCATCGTCTGCACCAACGCCGGAAACCACGGACGGTCAACAGAGAAAAACCGCATCGCCACGGAGCTAGACCACTCGTGGGAACAGTTGATGTACCACACGCTGGCCCGCGAAGAGAAGAACGCGAACGTTCAGTGGCAGATCGCCGAGGGGCACTTAGGGTACGTGGACCTCGACGGGTTCCTGGTGCGTACTACGCACGGCCACTCAATTCGCTTCGCTGGTGGCGTCTACGGGCTGGCGCTTCCGGCGAGCAAGGCGATTGCACGGTGGGACGCAGGACGCAAGGCGGACCTGACGATCTTCGGGCACTACCACTCGTGGGGCTGGCTGCGTGGTGCCCGCTACGTGGCGAACGGCAGCGTGATTGGACACTCGCCATACGCTGAACGAGTCGCGTCACCAGAGCGGCCGTGCCAGGGAATGGCGATCATCGACCACGGCCGGCACGAGGTGACGCGAGCGTATCCACTTTTCTGCGACCGCGACCTAAGAGGGACCACCGATGACGACAACGCTGGAAGAACAAAACGCCAACCTGCGAAACGCCGTGCTGGAGCGGCTCAACGCAACGCCCGTTGAAAGCTGCTGCGAGGGGGCGAGGTGCACGCCGGTAACGCCGTCCGGTTTCAAGGCGGCGGACATTGAGGACAGTGCCGCGATTCGCACGCTCAAGGCCGCCATCGAAGCCGTCCGCGACCGTCACAAAAAGTACGGCCCACCGTGCGAACACTTTGGAAGGACCGTCGCCCTTATCAACGCAGCGTTTGGCACGACGTTCAAGACTGAGGATTGGCCGACGATCATGATGCTGGACAAGATCGCACGAAGCCGTGGCCCGTGGGACCATCCCGACAACGACATTGATGCGATCGGGTACGCCGCGTGCAGGACCGAGGTCCGCGATGCGTGACGCCGTACCGCCGCTCACCGCCGACGACCTGGCCCACATGGAGCACCGGGCCCGGCGGTTCAGCGGCGCGTACACCGGGACGGCGGGCACGCTGGCCGGCGACGTGATACGGCTGCTACGCGAGCGGCTGCGGCTGCTGGAGGAGATCGCACTGCTACGGGCACGACTTGAACAATAGGCTCCGTGCGTCACCTTTCCGCCGAGCCCGCGCCGCCCTAGCCGTCTCCCTCTCGGCTGGGGCGGTTGCGTTTAGGTCGTGCGGATTTTGCGAACGAAACCAGTGTGCTTCGCGGAGGAAGTTCTACGACGCGTCCGACAAATCCAGCTTTGGCAGCAAATCCGTTGCATCTGGACCCTGCGGAACAATGCGCGGGTCGAGGTAGCTCTTTATCGTGATTTGCGGGCTGGAGTGGTCGGCGAGCCGTTGGCCGGCACCAGGGCACGCGGCCTCTACGTAAGACACTGCCGCCCGCCTAATGCCGTGGAACCCACGGTACTGGACGTTCGCCCGCTTGCATATCCCCTGCAAACGCTTCCACAGGAGGCACGCTGAGCGATCCCACGGCCAGACCAACTCGCCCGACATCCGAATACGCCCGTTCAGCAGTTCGGCCGTGGCGGGCGAAATCTGCCGGGTGATATCGCGGGTCTGATTTTTGCGGGTTTCAGCCCGAAACGTCATCCGCTGGGCCACAAGATCCACTTCCCGCCAGCGGGTCGCCAGGGTGGCCGTGATGCGTTCCCCGGATTCCCAGAGCACGAGCAGCAGAGATGACCACCAGACCCCGGCAGGGACGCCTGAGATCGTCCCTGGCATGCGTCGGGCCTCGCGGATCAGCAAGGACACCTCGGCCGCCGTGTAGCCCGTAGGCGTCCGCGTAGGGGCTCTGATGATGGGCACCTCGGGCCACTGCTCTACGTAGCGTTTCCGGCTGGCGTACCGCCACAGGGCCAGAAGCTGGACCCGATCGCGGGCCGCCGTCGCCCGGCACGTCTCGCGCTCGCGAATCGCTAAGAACCTCGCAACCGTTAAGTCGGTTAAATCCGAGGTTTTCGGCGGTCCCGGCTCCCTGCCCGGCACCTGTGCCAAGTGTCTGGCGAAGTGCCGCAGCGTCACTTGATAGCAGTTAATCGACTTCTGGCCGAGCCTGCGGAGCGGTGAATACTCCGCGAGAAACAGCGTTTCGAGTTCCATGGTAGTACTCCTGGTTGGGGGCCTAACCTCCTGAATCTAGGTCGCAATCCTGCGCCGTGCGCCTCGGCGTGGTAGTCTCGTTTTGCTCATGTTTTCGAGCCTCTAGACCCTCTAGTGGACTCCGCTCCATTCGCAAGCGGGACTCGCTAGGTCACACTACGCGTCCCGCTCTGCAAAGGCAAGCAAGTGCGACTCAAAAAAGTTGCACCTAGGTTTACCATGGAGGGCATGAGCGTGGCTGTCCAACTACCACCGAAACGGAACCTGTGCGGCACCTGCGAAGCGGCAGAGATTTACGGGTGCGGTGAGAACCACATTCGAGGCATGGCGCTGCGTGGTGAAATCTGGTGCAAGCAGATCTCAAGCAGGTCGTTCGTGTACGACGCCGACGAGATCCGCCGGCTGGCTGCCGAGCGTGAGCAGCTGCGGAAGGCCGGCAAGCTTGGCGGGCGACGCCCAGGCACACACCGCCGCCGCAAAGCGTCCTAAAGTCCCACGGACCGAGAGCCGAAATTTTCCCTATTGACGAATTGGAGATGCCTCCATATCGTCACACCATCGTCAGGGAGGACGACATGAACGTTGACTACTGGGTTCAGTTGCTTTTGGTTGTCGTGCAGCTCATTTCTGCTGCTTTGAATTAGAGCTATCTGCAAATAACGAAAGGACTCGTTCAATGGACGCAGGGGATCGCGAATACGCCGGGGCCGTCGCTGGCATGCAGGAGGTCTACGGCAAGCGGATGTCGCAGAGCCGGGGAGTTCTGCGAAACGGTCGCGTGGTTCCGACGTGGTCGGCCGGTGACTACATCACCTGGAAGGACGACCAGGGCGAGATCCGCCAGGGCTACGTCATCGAGGTGCTGTGTGAGGACAGGGACGGCACCTACCACGTTAAGGAACACAAGCGGGGCGGTGGGACGGAGCACTGGTCCGTCGATGGGCACCAGATTCGGGTGATGTGAACACAGGAGAGCCGGCGGAGCCGGCGTTTCAAGGAGGCAGTTCCCGGTGGACGCAGGACGCGGAAGCCGGATAAGGGATTCAAACACGAAAGGACGCGGCATGAGCACGGAGATCAGCACAAACACGACGCCCGCGAGGGGGCTGGCCCTCGCCACGATGGAGGATGCGTTTCGGTTCGCCAAGATGGTGTCGGCTAGCGAGTTCGCCCCGAAGGACTTCCGGGGCAAGCCCGAGTCGTGCCTGCTTGCGGTGCAGCATGGCAGCGAGGTCGGGCTGGGCCCGATGCAGTCGCTGCAGTCCATCGCGGTCATCAACGGTCGCCCGTCAGTGTGGGGCGACGCGGCCCTGGCCCTGGTCATGGGATCCGTGGTCTGCGAGTACGTCCGCGAAACAGTTGACGGCGACGGCGACGCCATGGTGGCGACCTGCGAGGCGAAGCGGCGAGGCTACCCAAAGGCCACCGTGGTGCGGTTCACGGTCGCAGACGCCAAGAAAGCCGGTTTGTGGGGCAAGTCTGGCCCGTGGACGCAGTACCCGCGCCGCATGCTCCAGCTGCGGGCTCGAGGCTTCGCCCTGCGTGACGCCTTCCCCGATGTTTTGAAGGGCCTTGTGACCGCCGAGGAGGCGCAGGACTACCCGATCACCTCCGAGGCCCCGACGGTTGTGGCTCGTGCGCACGAGCCTGCAAGAGCCACGCAAGTGGCACAGCCGTCGGTTGCCTTGGAGAGGCCGGAAGCCACAGAGCAGGACATGCAGAAGGCTCGGCTGGCCATCTCGCGGGCCAAGGCTGTCGAGCGTCTGCAGGACATCAAGGGCACGGTCGAGCAGCGGATCGACGAGGGCTTCTACACCAGCGTCCAGGCGTCCGAACTGTTCGACCTCATCGACACGCGGATTGAACTCCTGACGCCCGGAGACGACGCCGGGCAGGAGTTCACGCACGAGGCCGCTGAGCACGAGGTGGCGTCATGAGCAAGCCATTCGACGCTGACGCCCTGGCGGAACACCGCAAGCGTGAGCAGCTGCCGATCGACGCCGAGCAGATCGTGCCGGTCGAGCCGTGCCGTGTGCCTGCGGAGAACACCGTTCCCGTGAAGCCTGGCTACGCCTCGGCGGCGCGGCGTGCCGGGTGCGAGGACGAATGGAGCAATGCGATGCAAGCCCGCTACGGGTGGGACTGATGGACCGATTCCTAACTGATGAAAGGACTCATCGATGAGAGCGTTGATTTTGATTCTGTGCCTCTGGTGTTCCCCGGTCTCGTTCGCGAGCCATGACACCGAGGAGCTTCCGGCGGTCGCCGCGATGGAGCGCGGCGGCTGCCCTGGTGGTGTCTGCAAGCCCAAGCGACCACGCCCGAGGCCGACCCGATAACCCCGTGAGAGCCTGCCGCGCCGGTCCGGTGATGAGCCGGGCCGGCTGCGGCGGGTCTGACCAGGAGATGACGATGGCAAGAACGCCGACCTTCCCAGAGATCGCCGAACGCTACCTCGCCGAACGCGTGGTCACGCCGACGCATGCGGCCAACGTCCGCCGGATCGCGGCACGGGTGAAACACATCACCGCCGAGGAGGTCAACAAGTTCCTGCGGCTGCGGCTCCAGGAGCGGAAATCGACCACGGTGAAGGCTGAGCGCGGCGTCCTTTTGACGCTCGCCAAGTGGTCGTATGAGCGGGACTACCTCGACAAGCCGATCAAGGGTGTGCTGAAGATTAAGGCCCGGCGCGAGCCGACGCGAGCGTGGACGGTCGCCGAACTGCGGGCGGTCATCGACGCGACCCGGCAGTGGGACAGCCGCACCACCAGGCGGGGCACCAGCATCGGCGTCTTCCTCCGCGGCTGGATCCTGCTTGGCTACGAATGCGGCAGCCGGCACGGCGATCTGTGGCAGATGCGGGTGGACAACCTGAACGGCGACGCCGTGCAGTGGGTTCAGTCGAAAACGGGCGACGCCATCACGCGGCTGTTGAGCCGGTCGTGCCTTGAGGCGATTCGCGAGCTTGCGGCGCAGTCACCCGACGGGCGGATCCTCGGCTGGGTGGTGCGCAAGCGGCAAGCCGCTCGGCTCTTCCGGCAGCTGCTCGACAGCGTCGGCGTCGGCGGCTCGTCCAAGTGGCTGCGCCGCAGCGGGGCCACACACATTGAGATCCGCGAGCCGGGCAAGGCAAAGCTGCACCTCGGGCATAGGACACCAGGGCTTGCAGAGACGAACTATCTCGACTGGTCGCAGATCAGAGCGAACACGCCGAGAGCACCGGAGTTGATTGACTAGGGACAACCGTAGGCGAGGGACCGCCGTGAGCGATTATTGGCCCGAACGCACCGACGACATGCCGCTGTTTGCGGCCCCCGCTCAGCGGCACAGCCCGACGAGCGTGGCCGCAGCCGAGGCGATTACGCCTGGCGTGGCGAACGCGTGCCAGCGCCGCGTGCTGGCGTACCTCGAGGAGCACGGGCCAGCGACCGACGAGGAGATCGCCGCAGGGCTTGGCATGAACCCGTCCACGGCACGGCCGCGGAGGATTGAGCTGGTCCGGCGCGGCTTGGTCGTGGAGTGCGGAACCAAGCGGACGGCGTCAGGCCGGATGGCGAGTGCTTGGAGGGTTCCGTGCCATTAGTAGTCGCCGTATGGCCAAACAACACCATCAGCATTCTCCGCGTACATCGTGGATTCACGATGATTGATCTGTTCGCGCTGATTGATCCAGAGGCAAGCCCGCTAGACGCAACGTGCTATCAAGTCGGCCCCGATGAAGACGGGATGCACATAACGTTTGATTGGAAACATTTAGATGACGGCAGCAAAGTAACTCCTGAGTCTGCCGGCGTAGCAATTGGAAAACTGTTTGGAAAAATCAAAAAGTTGCCATGGCCAGAGGACATCTTAAAGCAATGGATGCGACAGCTATCACATAACGTAAGGCGACAAGAACATATGGATCGGTCTCGGTTTTTGTTTGCCGATGAAATACCAAAGTTTCCATGCGCTCCACCACCCACGCATAGCGTTTGCGATGTGCGCCGCATGAGTCCATTTTGCGGCGTGTACTTTGCGTTTAACGACGACGGAAGTTGTTACTACATCGGCGAGTCAGAAGACGTAACAAAGCGAGTAAGTAAGTCTCGTCCCGAAATTGGCGACAGGATGATCGGATTCATCCAATGCATGCCACACGAACGCAGGCGATTGGAAGCTTACTTTGTCGCGCTGCTTGACCCTCCTGGCAATGGAGCTTCATCGCACCGAATGAAGGAAAAGGAGGCCACGGATGGCCGGTGAATGGATCGCCGTCGATGTCGGCCTGCCCGACAAGCCCGAGGTTCAGGAGCTGATGGACCTCACCGGCGAGCCGGTTGAGGTGGTCGTCTACCGCCTGTTCCGATTGTGGTCGTGGGCCGCCCTGCACTGTGCGGACGGCACGGCCCGAATGACGTTGCCCCGCCTCGTGCGGACCTGCGGGGCTACGGAGCAGTTTTGGTCCGCGGTTGCCAGCGTGGGCTGGCTGGAGATCGACGAGACGGTTGCTACCGTTGCTGTCCCCGGATGGGATCGCCGGTTTAGCCAGGCGGCCAAGTCGAGAGCCCAGCAAGCCGACCGCAGCAAAGCCCACGAAGAGCGGAATCCCGGCCGAAAAACGGGGTCCGCGGCTTCCGACGGCCCGGCGTCGGACGATCCGACGGCCGACCGTCGCAGAGGAGATAGAGGAGATACAGTAGAATTTCATCATCATCCGCGCGAGGCGTGGGAAGAGTTCCGAAAGGCATGGAACGCCGGCAAGGGTCGTGAATGGACGCCGGCCACCCCGCCTGACGGCTGGGCAGACCGTTTTGCGGAGCCTGGTTGGCTCAAGGTAGCGACGCAGGCGATCTGCCGGATCGGCGAGTGCCGGTACTTCAAGACGCCGATGACGCTGATTCAGTTCGTGAAGCCCGGCTGGGCTCACAAGGTGCTTGGCGGGTCGTTTGACGAACCCAAGCAGGACCGACGCAGGGGCGACGCTGTCGACCCTGTGCCTCTTAAGGATTGGGATGCCGACACAAAGGCCCGAGTGGACGCGACCCGCCGTAGGGAAGCGGCTCGGCTTGCAGCAGCACGGAAGCTGGAGAACGTGACATGAGTACCAACCTCGCACCAATCGGGGCCCACGAGATCGCGGAGCAGTGCCGCACGAGGGCCCGTCTGCCGAGCACGGAGAACATGACCGCCGTGGTCATGCTGCTCGCGGCGAACGTCATCGACTCGCTCGCGAACCGCACGGTGGTGCTCGCACGCGAACTCGAGCAGCTGGAGGCACGGCAGTCATGACTGTCACGCAGTTTTGCATTCTCGCGCTTGGTTCGATTTTGAACGTGCTCATCTTCGCGTTGGGGATGAGCGTAGGGATGGCAATGACACGAAAGGGAAAGGATTCCACACATGACCGCGACCCTTACGAAGAAGAGAAAAAGTTCTGGCGTACACCTCGACCTGTCCGCCCTGCGGGCGGCGCTGGCGACGGTAAGCCCGGCGGTGCCGGGCAAGGCGAGCAAGCCGATCTTGATGAACGTTTTGCTCGGCTCTGGCAGCCTCACCGCCAGCGACCTAGAACTCCAGATAGAGACGAGTCTGGACTTTCATGACGACGCCTTGCTGCTCCCGGCGGCGCGGCTGCAGGCGATCCTGGCGACTGGCACCGACGGCGACGTGACGCTTGCCCCCGACGGCACGTCGTGCACGGTGAGCGTCGGCCGTGGCTCGTGGAAGCTGCCGACCGAGGCGGCTGGCGAGTTCCCGCGGTGGGAGCCTGCGGACGCCACGCCGGTCTGTCGGCTGCCGGCGGACCAGTTCTGCCGGGCGGTCAAGTCGGTTGCCTATGCGACGGACAACGAGTCCAGCCGCTACGCCCTCGGGGCTGTGTTGGTCGAAGTGAAGGAAGGCACCGTGCACTTTGTCGGCACGGACGGCCGCAGGTTGAGCGTCTACGAAGCCGAGGTGGACCAAGCGGTGGACGATCGCAGCGTGCTGATCCCGGCTCGTGCCATTGCCGTCATGTCTCGCGTGGCGGCTCACTCGGAAGGTGCGGTGCAACTCGAGGCGACAGGCAACGAGGTCATCGCGGAATGCGACGGCACGACGGTCACGGCTCGCCTGACCGACGGGCGGTTTCCTCGGTGGCGCGACACGTTGCCCACGCGCGATGCGAAATCGTCGCTCGTGTCGGCGTCGGAACTTCTTGCGGCGACCCGTCAGGCTGCGATCTGCACAAGCGAGCAGAGCCTGGGCGTGCAGTTTGTGTTCACCTCAGACGGTATTCACCTGACGGGCCGCGCCGCCGAGGCCGGTGAGTCGAGCGTGACCTGCCCGCTCGAGCAGTTCGGCCAGGCTTGCAGCGTGAAAATGGATCCTCGGTTCGTGGTGGACTGGCTGCGAAACTTGGACGACTTGGCAGTGCCAGTAGAAATCGAAGCGGTGGACGCCTCGTCTGCTGTCATTCTCCGTTGTGACGATGCCACCGGAGTCATCATGCCGCTTGCCCAGGAATGACCGAACGTCAGAAGCTGCTCGCAGACATGTGGCACGCCGGGGCTGCGGTCGATGACATCGCCGCAGCCCTCGGCGTTTCCAGGCAGGTGGTGTATCAGCTGCGGTACCAGCAGAAGCTCCCGATACGCCCGAGGCCCGAGCGGCGGATGGACGACCCGACGCCAGAGGAGATCGCCGAGCGAGCCCGCGAGTGCCGCGAACGTCACTACGCCATGAGGCGGTCCGAGCGTGCCCCGTTGGTTTGACACGCTTGCCATCCTGCGGGCATGCGAGCCGAACTTACTACCGTGTCCGACCTTGAGCCGTTCGTGGCGGCGTACTGCGCCGCGAACCTTTGCCGGCCGTCGTCCGAGATGCAGAACGAGATCTACACGCGGCTTGCGGACACGCCGATCGTAGTTGTGCAAACAGGGCTGCCGATCGCGTGGGTTGCCTCTCACGAGTGGCGAGGCCAGCAAACGCTGGAGGCGTTCGTGGCCGTTGAGTGGCGACGCCGCGGGCTCGTGAAGCTCGGGGCACACATGCTCATTGCGACGAGCTATCTGGACCGTAGCCAACCGCTGGCTGTGTTCTCCCCCGATTGCGTGCCGCTGGCCCGGTCGCTCGGGTTTCGCGAGGTGCTGCACTACACGCGAAACGGCAAGGACTGGGTGCTCCATCTTGGCTAGAGCAACGCTTTCATTCATGTTGCCAGACGAGGCTGGCGATTTCAGTGCCGCACTGCAAGGCGGCCGGGCTCGGCTCGTGCTCTGGTCGTTCGACCAGTACCTGCGAAACCGCGTGAAGTACGAGCAGCTTGTTCCAGAAGTGCACGACGCCCTCGAGCACGCCCGCGCCGAGTTGCATTCCATGCTTGCGGAGCACCGCGTGACGCTTGACGAGTGACCGACACTCGCCGCATGGCTTTATCGTTCAGCGTTAAGGGCGACCCGGTGCCGCAGCCTCGACCACGAGTCAGCACGCGCGGCGGCTTTGGGCGTGCGTATGTCCCAAGCTCGCACCCGGTGCACCGCTACCGGGCGTCGATCGCCGACGCCGCGAAGGCTGCGGGCGCGACCGTCAGCGATGACGCCGTGAGCGTTGAACTGACATTCCTCTTTGAGCGGCCGAAGTCGCACCGCACGAAGAAAGGCGTGAAAGCAACAGCCCCAAAGCTTCCGCCGCCCGACTGCGACAACCTCGCCAAGGCTGTATTGGACGCCCTGACGTGCGTTGCGTGGCACGACGACCGCCAGGTGGCACGGCTTACCGTGAGCAAGGCATACGCACAGGAGAGCGCCACGCTGGTGCAGGTCACATGAGGGTCGGCGTATTCACCAGCGTGTCGAGCAACATCGCAGACTTGGCTGCCGTGACGGTGCCGAACAAGTTTGAATATTGCATGAGGCACGGCTACAGCCTGATCGTGGACAACATGCCGTACGAGCAGGCCGTTCGCAGCACGGACACGCTTTGCCACTACCTCGACAGGTTTGATCTGCTCTGGTGCCTCGACAGTGACGCCGTCATCACGGACATGGCGAAGCCAGTGCACCAGATTGAGTCCCTCGGCCCGCACATGACGGTATGTGAAGAGGGCATCGTGGAGTGGAACAAGCTCAACTGCGGCAGCACGATCTGGCGAAACACCCCAGAGAGCCGTGATTTACTGCGGGCCATTGCCGGCTCTTTCTACGAGTGGCGGCACATGGCATGCGGCTGGCAGACGTGGCTGCAGTTCGTAGCCAACAAGCATCCAGCGCTCGTCACGGTGGCACCGCTGCGGTCGTTTAATTCGTGCGTTTGGAACAGGCCTGGTGGCGGCGACGGCCCGGCCGGGTCGCATTGGCAGCCGGGCGATTTCGTCTACCACCCGTGCGGCGTCTTTCCGATGGAGGAGCGTATATCGTGGATACAGCAGACGCTGTCGCAAGTGGTCCGCTGACGGTGAGCATTCCGCTGCATCTGGCGATGCCGCTGTCAGAATTTGAGCAGGACTACTGGGACAAAGTGCATGCCGGAAAGCTGCACATGCGTGAGAGCCGCGTGGCGTTTGTCGGGCTGGCTCGCAGTTGTGCCGGTCCACTCACGAATAACCTTTCCAAGATTGAGCAGCTGTCTCGGTGCTTTGCGTCGTGGGCGTTGCACATAGAAGAAAACGACAGCGACGACACCACGGTTCAGGTGCTGACGGATTTTGCTGCAAGGCATCCGCAGGCCACGTTCACGTCGCAGCGTCTTGATAGAGAACAATTCTCTGCGGAGTTTGCTGGCAAGCGAACTATAGCGCTTGCCGAATACCGGGCAGCATGCCAGCAGTGGGTGCGTGAGTGCTGCCCCGATTCCGATTACGTGGTGGTAATCGACTTCGACGCCTGGGGCGGGTGGATTGACGAAGGCTTAGCCAACGCCTTCGGGTGGATGTCGCACATGCCGGATGCTTACGGCATGGCGAGCGTGTCGCTGTTCCAGCATCAATTCCGAGACGGAGCCCACTGGGCCCATTACGACCTCTGGGCACTTCGAGGCGTTGGGCAGCCTGGTTGCTATTGGGACACGTACCAGAACGGCTGCGGCGGCTGGGGCTACTGGTGGTTTCCGGCGGTTGGCTCTGAGCCCGTGGTTGTCGCGTCGGCATTCGGCGGCATGGTTATTTACAGAACGTCGGCCTACCTCGCCGGCAGTTATGACGGAACGAAGGACTGCGAGCATGTGGCGTTCCACCAAAGCGTGAGCCGCCAGACCGGAATGCGTTTGTACGTGTGCCCGTCAATGCGAACGGTTATGCACTGGCTGCCGGAGGTTGCGAATGGCGGGCAACACGGCGACGATTGACGTGCAGACGTTGCGGATTCAGTGGAACTCACACAGTTCCATGGCCGCGATATGTACGTTTTGGGACATCAGCAAAGACCAGTTGATTCGCCTTCGCGACGTACTGCCGTTGCCGAAGCGGCACGACCGGGCGTTGCGGTTCAAGCCGAAGCGGAGCGCGCAGGTAGATCCCAGCGAAGATGAAATCTGGAACCGACTCGTCTTCAAGATCCAGGCCACCTGGACCGCAGAGCAGGAGCTGGCCCGCCGCGTGAGCAAGCCCCAGGAGTTCCGCCTGCGGGTCGTAGACACGCCGGATGACTTGCGCCGCCAGATCGACGACGTGAACCGCCATGGTGACCAATGAGCCAGCGCCACCCGAACCCAGTGCAGGGCCGAGTCATCCTCGAGGTGACCAGCCACCATGCCGTGATCTACCTCTGCGACCGCCAAGGCGTGGTGCTCGACAATGAGGTTTTCCGCTACCCGGCCCCGCTGGACCGCGACGAGTGCAGCGAGGAGTGCCGCGACCTGTTCGACCTGCTCTATGACAGCCTGAACGACACGATAAACGCCGAACTGCAAGGGGATGGGGGAGAAAAGCAAGAATCGGATTGACCCTTCTACAGGAGCATCCGATGGCTGACGAGCACGACGAGTACGGGGCGTACGACGCCAGCTGGTGGGACACGCTGGCTCTCTTTCAGCAGCTCATGCCACTCGTGAGCTACGGCCAGCGGGTGCTCAACGAGCCCGACCCGTACCGCAAGGGGATCATCGTCTCCGACGCCTGCGAATGGCTGGCGAGCCGTTCCAAAACGACGGTCGATGACGAGGTCGTCAAGCTCCTGGGCGACGTTCTGAAGACGCCGGAAGGCGAGCGGCTCGTGCGTTACATCCTTGCCAAGGTGCCGCAGTGAACTTCGATGCTGAACTTGCCCTACGTGTCGTCGCTGCCGTGGCGGCAGTTGCTCTCGTGGCGTCGCCCGTGGTGGTGGGTGCCTGGGGGAAAGCCCGCGCCCTCCTCTCGCGAGTCACGCCGCCCCCGGCCGACGCCGCCCTCGAAGACATGAGGCTGGTGCTTGAGATCGCCAACCGCCTGCGGCACAAGGGCTGCGAAGACGGCGTCGATCTGTGCGAGAAGCTCCTGAACGTGATGCTGACCGCCAGCCCGAAGGAGTAGCAGCGATGAACCGCTGGGCCTTGGCGATCATCTTGGGCTACGTCGCTGCGTTCGGCGTTCCGGTCTCCCGGTCGCCTGCTCCTGTGGCCCCGTCGATCGACACGCCAAGCACGACGCTTCGGGCCGCGGTGCAGCCGGTCGTGGACGTGATGCGTGGCGCGTCGCCCGCCGATCGGGCCCTGCTCGCGGATCTGTTCGTGCGGTCTGGCAAGGTCGTGGCAGAAGACACGGATGCCGACAAGCTGTTCGCCGACACGCGTTCGCTCCGCGAGTTCACCAGGATCGCAAGCACGATCGGCTGGTCGAGGCTCGGCGGCAACGCTGCAGGCAAGTACGCCGGACTCGGGGCTGCCATCGAGAAAGCGTTCGTCGAGACGATGGGCCTCGAGTCAAAGGCGGTCGATGCCGCCGGTCGCCAGCGGTTCGGCGACTTGTGCGAGGCGATCGGCTGGGCTGCTCTGCAAAGGTGACGCATGCCCTGGGAACCGCTCGCTGAATACCTGGCTGGGCTTGTCGGCTGCACGAGCACGCCTGAGGACCGTGCCGAGTTTGAGGCGTGGGTGTCGTCGCAAGGCTTGTATCCGTACGCCGCCGATGCGATTGCGAGCGGTGGCCTTGAAGGCTCCGGTGCCGGGAAGCTCACGGCGCTGTGGCTCTACATGGAGAAACTGTTCCCCGGCTGCCTGCCCGGCGCTGCTCAAAGTCGTGGCGATTGCGTCAGCCATAGTTCTCGAACGGCCGCCGTTTGCACCATGTGTGCAGAAATAGTTGCAGGCCGACCCGACGAGGTGACGGGCGAGATTGAAGACAAGCCAGAGATGCCGGTCGAGGGATACAAGGATGTGATTTGCAGCAGTGAAGCGGTTTATTGGTACCGCAGGCACAACGGCGACGGGTGGCACTGCGGTGCTTCGGCAAAAGTTATTTGCGAGGAAAGCGGCCTGTGGCCGCGCAAGAACTACGAGGAGTTCGGCTTCGACCTTACGAAATACAACGGCCGCCTGGCTGGCAAGTGGGGCAGTCCTGTCCCGCCAGACAACATCACGGCTCACGGCCGCAAGCACTTGATGCGGACGGCGACACGCTGCACGACGTGGGAGCAAGTCCGCGATCTGCTCGCGAATGGGTTTGCTCTGACGACGTGCGGTGGTGAGGGCTGGAGTTCCTCGAGAGACGAGAACGGCGTGAGCCGTAGACAGGGCGGGTGGGCCCATGCGCTCGCGGTGCTTGGAGCGGATGACCGCGACATCATCAAACAGAAGTACGGCGAGCCGCTGGTGATGGTCCAGAACAGTTGGAACAAGTGGAACGGTGGCGGACGCCGCGTGCTCGGAACCGACATCGACATTCCAGAGGGTGCGTTCTGGTCGAAGTGGTCCGACTTCAAGAACCGCGAAATGATCGCGTTCTCTGGCTTCAACGGCTGGCCCGCACAGAAGCTTCCGAACTGGACAACGGGGATTTTCTGATGCGTCACACGAACTGGGTCTGGCTGCTGTCGTTCTGCGTTGGCTGCACCGTGGCGGTTCTTCCGCCCGCCCCGTGGGAGGGCGACCTGGCGGCCCAGACAGCCCGCGAGATCGTTCGCCTGCGTCGCGAGGGCCCGGCACCAAGCCCGACGCCAAAGCCGGATGAATGCTGCGGCCAATGCGAGAACGGGTGGATTACCCATGGCGACGGTCACCGGACGCCGTGCCCGTGCCCGCCGACCTGTCGATGCAAGAGAGCGAGCGAACAGGAATGAACTTCGAGCAGCTGCAGGAACACGTCTGGAAGCGGCTCGGGCCGAGGAAGCACCTCGCCGGGCGGAAGCAGGTCGATGACCTCGTGCGGCTCACGGTCGAAACGTGGGAGCCTGACAACCTTGTGCACTGCCGCAACGAGCGTGAGCAGCAGGTGTACGGGCTCGCGGTCAGCGGCAACGTGAAGCGGCTGTACCACGCATGCAGCGGCTACAGCGATGCCGAGTTCGGGTTCTTGTGGACGATCGTTTTGAGTGCGGTGGTCTCGGCGATCGTGCAGATCCTCGTGAAATGGTGGTTCTCGGAGACGAGCCACCGGGTGCTGATGGCGGGCTGGCAGCGGGAGTTCAACCGATGACGGACGAAGTACGGGCGACGCTGTCCACGGTGCTTGAGCGTTGGGGCTTCCCGGTGCTCGTGGCTCTGGCGGCCGGGTGGATCTTGAGGAACGACGTGCTACTGCCCCTCGTGGAAGAACACCGCTCATTCGTTCGCCAGTTGGGCGAGACGCAGAAAGAGATCGCGAACGCCGTTAACGAGCAGACCCGCCTGCTGTACGCCCTGCAGCCTCGCGCCGGGCATGTCCCGGTGAAAGCCGAGGTGCGGGAATGAGGACGCTCGCCGCCTGGCTCCTGCTCTGCCTGCCCGTGGTCGCCGACGACCTCCTGGTGGTGACCCGCGAGGGTTGCCCGCCGTGCCGCCAGCTGAAGCGGGACTTGCTTGCCAAGCCCGAGATGTACCGGCCGCACTCGCTCAGCCTGGTCGAGGGCAAGGCGGCGATGGAACGCCATCGGGTTGACATGGTGCCGACAATCATCCGCATCCGAGACGGTCGCGAGGTTGCCCGCCGCGTGGGCTACTCGAGGCCGAGCGACGTGACCGACTGGCTGAAGAACACCGACTGACCGTATCTCACCTACTAGAGCGTCATTCCTATGCCCATGTCGCCCCGCCTGTTACGGCCAAAAGCCTCGTCTGGCTTTGACCCACGAACCATCGCGGGGCTGGCTGTGTGGTTTGACGCGAGCAAAAGCTCCAGCATCACGCTCAACGCCGGCAATGTGTCGCAATGGGACGACCTGAGTGGCAACGGTAGGAATGCCACGCAGGCTACGGCAGGCAACCAACCCTCATACTCCACCGCCGCACTAAACGGAAAGAACGTGGTCGTGGCGCAAGACAGTTCTCGCGTTCTCAAAACCGCAGCATTTGCGGCGGCCTTGCCGCAGACTGTTTTTGTTGTCGGCAGCAGCACGGGCAATCAGCAAGGATTTTTCCAGCGCGGCGGAGTTAATGGCGTGCATAGCCTGCTCCGAGACAGCGGAAGTTTTCGGGCGCGCAGAGGCAGCGGAAATGAAGCCACAATATCCGCAAGCGACGGATACAAAGTCTTCACCTGCGTTTACACGAAATTCTTAGCCCGCATTTTTGTTGGGAACACGCAAGGAACAGACAACACAACAAATGTGACAGGCACGGGAGCAGACACGACGGATACACGCACGCTCGCATTGTTCAACCTTGACAGCATCTACGGATTGGTCGGCGGAATTGCAGAATTTCTCTATTACAACGCGGAGTTGTCTGCCAGCGACCAAGACAAGGTGCGATCCTACCTGTCGAAGAAGTGGAACGTGGCGCTGTGAGATACTTCTGCTCGTCGCCCAGCGTATACGCCGACATCTGCGCCCAGTTAGACGCGGCATACGGCTACCCAAACGACGCGACGAAGACGCTCCGCACGCTGCCGCTGGCGGCCGATCTGCCGAGCGACACACAGGGCCGCGTGTATCTGGCAATCTCTGCCGAGTATTGCCAATACATCCTACCCTCCGAGATGCTGCCGGAACTGCTTGCGAGCGGTGCGGTGAATGAGGTGAGCGAGGCTGAATACCGGGCGTTGCTGCCGACGGTCTAGTTGCGCTCTTCCCACAAGAGAGAGTCTTTCGCGGCGTTTAAGAGCATTTCAGAAATTGACTCCGCGCGTAGGCTGCGGAGATGCGATACGCCAGCGTGTGCGACGGGATCGGTGCGGCTCATGTGGCGTGGAAGCCGCTGGGCTGGCGGTGCTCATGGACGAGCGAGATCGAGCCCTTCCCGGCCGCCGTTGTCGAGCACCACTTTGGCTTCGCCAACGTGGGCGACATGACCAAGATCACGGAGGAGATGCTTGATGAGCACGGCCCAGTTGACCTTCTCGTGGGAGGCACCCCATGTCAGTCATTCAGCGTCGCCGGCCTTCGAGGAGGATTGGCTGACCCGCGTGGCAACTTGGCCCTCCGATTCGTCCAGCTTGCTGCGGTCATGCAGCCCAAATGGATCGTTTGGGAAAACGTGCCGGGCGTCCTCAGTAGCGGCAAAGGAAGGGATTTTGGAACCTTCCTCGGGGCGTTGGGCGAACTCGGGTATGGGTTCGCGTACAGAATTCTTGACGCTCAATGGTTTGGAGTCGCCCAGCGTCGCCGCCGTGTGTTCGTTGTCGGCCACCTTGGAGACTGGCGACGTGCCGCAGCGGTACTATTTGAGCGCGAAAGCGTGTTCGGGAATCCTCCGACGCGCGGAGCGAAGGGGCAAGGAACTGCCAGCCGCGCTGAGGGCAGCACTGATACATGCGGCACGCTCTGCGCCGACAAGCACCCAGGAGCCTATAGCGGGCAGGATGCCTACACAGGACGGCTTGTCGCAGAGCCATTCCACATGGATAGAGCCGCGTTTAATCAAGGCCAGAACGCGCAATACGAAGCCCAGATAACGCAGAGCGGAGTGGCGGCCGCGATGGTTGCTCGTGGGCCTGCCGCGATTGCATTCGGTGGGCAGATGTCAACGCCGCAAGTGGATATGGAGTTGAGCCAAACGCTCCAGCGGAAGAATCCGCAAACCGTGGCCGTAGACACCTACAACCAGTCGGTATCAGACGTTTCGATTCCGCTTCGCGTTGGCAACGCCAAGGATTCGCTGCCAGCGGCGATGGTCCCGCAGGCCGTGGCGTTCAAGCCATCCCACTACACGCGAGGCAAAGACGGCGCACCGTCTGACGTGGCTGCACCGCTGTCGGCTGATGCCGACAAGGGGGACCAAGACACGGTCGTGGCGTTTACGAAATCCAAGCGAGCCCAAAGCACAACGGACGACGAGACATGGGTGCCTGGAGAAGTCAGCCCGACGATGAGCTGCTTTGACCAGGGGGATACGCGGGCGACGACGGTAGTGGCGATCCAAGAGCGTGCCATCTGCGAAAACCCAGGCGCGGGGCCGGATGGAGCGGGCATCAGGTCTGACGGCGTTTCCTACACGCTGGAAGCGAGAACGGTGCCGCAGGCCGTGGCATATGACATTACTGGCACGCTGGCAACCAACGGCGGCAAGCAAACGGATTGCCATACGGCCCTGCGGTCGAGGCCGCCAGGGCAGAGCGAGGCCAGCACTACGACCGTGGTGGCCGCCCTGACGGCTTCTGGTCGCGGTGTTGAGCGAACCGGAGAAAGCCGTGGGCAAGACCCCGTTGTAGCTGTCGGCCTAGCCGTCCGCCGCCTCACGCCCCGCGAGTGCGAGCGGCTTCAGGGCTTCCCAGACGATTACACGCTGGTGGAGTATCGCAAGAAGCCAGCCGCAGACGGGCCTCGATACCGGGCGTTAGGCAACTCGATGGCCGTTCCGGTCATGCGGTGGATCGGCGAGCGGATTGCGATGGTGGATCGGATGCCGTGAAGTGCGCTCTTGCACCAGACGAGGGTCGGAAAACGTATCGTATGTGACACGTTTTTGATTCGTTCCAAGTTCCAGAACGAGATACAATGATCCAGCGATCCCGGCGGACAGGCACCGCACCGATAACGCGGCCCGCCGACCCCGCCGGGGTCGCGACCGTACATGAACTGGCGGAAAGTGACAGTTTCCGTACACGCCGCAGAGAGAGACGATCAACCCCAGCCGCTTCGGTGGCTGGCTGCCACCCCGCTGTCGTCACTCGGCGGCAGCGGGGTGCGCTCTAGAAATCAGAGAGAGACATGGACAGCCAGTGGGTTCCCATTGAAGAGCGACTTCCGCCCGACAACGTCTCTGTCTTGGTCAACCACGAGATGAGCGGAGTTGAAATGGCATTCCGGCAGGAAGGCCAGTGGGTAATTTCATGGACAGATCACATGCACTCAGGTTGTGCATACACCCACTGGATGCCACTGCCAGAGCCGCCGGTGCGCTCTTGAGCGAACAGACGGCTATACCCAAACGGGTATGACCCTATAGCGGCGAGAGACGGACGCTTGACGCCGCCGATACGTTGCCAGCATGTTCGGCTGGCTTCGCAAATCGTTTGACTCAT